CTGGATTTGGTATTAAATTTTTAAATGAAATAGGTAATATTTATAAAAAAGAAAAAAATAGATATACTATAGTAACATCTGCCCCAAGTTTAATTTTTGCTCTAAAAAAATCAAAAGATTGGGCTTGTAAGCAAATAGGAAGAAATTCTCCATACAAAGGAGATATGAAAAAAAGAATTATAGATGCATCAGCACAAAGAATAACAGCATCATTTGAATTAAAATAAAATTATTATATTTACAACATAAACAATTATTATTCATTTGCAGATAACGGATTTTAAATAATGGCATACGATAGAAAGAAAATATTTGAACAAGCTAAGGAGGTAATCATTAAACATAAGTTGTTTTTTATTGATGACATTTGCGCCTTTTTACCTATTTCAAGAAGTACATTTTATGAATGGGAGTTGGACAAATCGGATGAACTAAAAGAACTTTTAGAGCAAAATAGAACAGAATTAAAGGTTTCTATGCGGTCAAAATGGTATAAGTCAAATAGCCCAGCATTACAAATGGCTTTAATGAAATTGATAGCAAATAAGGATGAATTAAGGCGTTTATCAATGCAGTATCAAAATGTGGAACAACACCAAACCAACATCGACCTTTCTAATTTATCAACCGATGAAATAAAGGATTTACTAAAGGATGAATAAAAAAGAAGCTGTAAAAGAGTTATTAAGAGCTGAACTCTCAAGACGTTTGTTTTGGGAGTTTTGTCTATTTTATGACAAAGAGTTTTTCGGCAAACGACCGTTTTTAAAACAAGTTGCAGACGGTTTCCAATTAATCGAAGACGGTAAAATAAACAGCCTTTCGGTATCAATGCCCCCAAGAGCAGGAAAATCGTATATTACAACACTTTACAGCGCGTGGGCTTTAGGTAAGAGCCCACAGGAAACGGTAATGCGTAACACTTGTACGTCTACTTTATACCTAAAATTCAGCTACGATGTGCGAAATGTTGTTAAAAGTGAAAAATTCCAAAAGGTATTTTCAAACGTTAAATTATCAGACGACAAAGCAAATCTACATGGGTGGAATACAAACCATTCAAGACAAGTTGGATATTTCGGTGCTGGAGTTCATGGAACAATTATCGGATTTGGTGCTACCAAATTAGCTATTACGGATGACCTTTATCGAGGTTTAGAGGATGCTTTATCTGATACAATTAATGACGGAATATTGCAATGGAAAGAGGGAACGCATGATACCCGAATTGAGAAAAGTTGTAGCCGTATCGACATCGGTACACGTTGGAGTATTAAAGACGTTATCGGGCGAAATATGGAAGAAAACAGGTACGATTTAAGTATTGTTATACCAGCACTAGACAACAATGGTAAGTCCTTTTGCGAAGACGTAATGAGCACCGAGCAATACGAAGAAATACGAAGCCGAATAAACCCCGACATTTGGAGCGCGGAATACATGCAAGATCCAGTTGATTTAAAAGGTAGGCTATTTAGTGGACTTAACAAAGTTCAAACTATCGATAAAACAAAGATAGAGGGCTACGTTGGTTATATTGATGTATCAGACCAAGGCGCTGACTTTACAGCAATGGCTATTGGTGGAATTATCGGCAATCAAGTGTATATTGTTGATTACGTATTTACCCAAGCAAACACCGATGTTACGCTTCCTTTGTGTGCTCAAAAGTTAAATGATTGGGGCGTAAAATATTGCCGAGTTGAGAGCAACAGCATGGGGGCAATGTTTAGCCGACAACTGCAGAAAATAACTAAAACGCAAATATTACAAGTTAATAACACTACCAATAAGATTACACGTATTATAATGGAGAGTGCCTTTATCATTAACTCCTTTCATTTCTTAGAGGTTAATAGTATAGATTACCACCAATTTATTAATAATGTAGAAAGTTTTAGTAAAGAGGGTAAAAATAAACACGACGATGCACCCGACTGTTTAGCTGGGTTGGCAATGTTTTTAAAAGGCTTATTTCCTAAGCTATTCCAATAATAGCCCGTTTTTCTTCTTCAGTCAAAACAACACCAGCCTGTATAATCTTATTAAGAGCATCGGCTTTTGAGTTCAATGCTTGCGCTTTTAAATTCATATCATCCTGCAACACCGCAATGTGGCTAAAATCAGGTTTTAAATATAAACCTTGCGTAGTTAATCCTAACTGCTGGCTGATTGTTGCGTACATTTGTTCCGTTTCAGGAATAATAGTATCTTGGTAAGCCATGCGCATAGCTTGTTTAACTTCGTTACCATTTGCCAACGTTCCACCGTTTACATTTGAAAATAAATTGTAGCTTAAACCGTAGGCATCAATGATAGCAATTTTATCTTCGGTTAATTCCTCAAATAACATTAAATCTTTAGTTGGGTAACTCATAGGCGTCCAATTAACATCCGCCTCAGTCATTACTAATTTATCTTTTGAGCGTCTTAACCAATCCTGTTGGATTTCGTTTTTTTCTTCAGGCGTCATAGGTAACGAGCCACCCATATCCGATTTTTTACTTGACAAAATACCAATTGCGCCTATATTTTCCAATATAACATTACGCTTTTTATAAGACGCCATAATATTAGACAGTGGATATTTAAGCGTTTCAATCCTATTTTCGACATTAATTAAATTAATACCGTCGGGGGTGTTCATATACACCATATCTTTTAACTCAATAGTTTGATATTTTACACTATCGTAGTAAAACTGAAACTCCTTAATTAAGCCCTCGGCATCGATTTGGTCTAATAACTTACCTGTCCCAACTACTTTAATTTTATTCGCTGGTAAAGGTACGATTAAGTTACGAATATTGAACGACCTTAAAGGACAATATGCAAATGAATTGTTAAAAAGTCCGTCGTTAACGCTTAAACTATAAATCACATCCGACCAGCTTTGTGTTGGATTTGGATTTGCAATTAAATCAAGTGCCCAATGTTGTTCGATTACATTTCCGTCTTTGTCGCAAAGTAAAGGTTTACCGCTCGACATCATTATGGCACGTTTATTAATTACCGCCCTTAGTTCGGGAATACTAATGTATAAATCGTAAGGGTTTGAAGTATCTATCCATTGGGGTGTTGTATTGCCCCAAAATTGATTAACATTTCGTTGTATCATCTTTAAAAGATTATCGTTTTTTCCCGATGTTGTGCCGAATAATGAAGTCCAAAAGTTATCTTGCATAATATTTTTTTGAAAAATTGTTATTTTTTTTTCAAAAATACGTATTTTTACCAAAAAATTTGTATAATGAGTAAACTAATTAATGGTTACAACTTAAAATCACTTACCGAAATTAAAGATATTTCGTTGGGTAAGCGTGAAGTTGCTATGTATTTAAGCAAGTTCGATGTGTTGGATAGTGATAAGGATATTATAAAAAAAGGTGCTTTTGCAAGGAGTTTAAAAGATAGGGGAGTTGATAGCCCGAGCAATAGAAAGATTGCATTTTTACGCCACCACGACTGGCAACAACAGATTGGTAAATGGTTAAAATTAGAGGAAGACGATTTAGGACTGTTTGCTGTTGGTAAATTAGGTACTTCAACAATGGGCGAAGACGCATTACGAGATTACGAAGAGGGCATTATTAAAGAGCACTCGATTGGATTTCAATATATGACTGATAACATTCGAAAAGTTGACAATGCAGACGGATCGTTTCACTATGAAATATTTGAAGTTAAACTTTATGAGGGGTCGGCGGTTACTTTTGGAGCAAATGAATTTACAGAGGTTTTAGCCATTGGAAAATCAGAGAATAAAGTCCAGTTAGTTGAAAAACTAAGTAAAGAAATTGATGTAATTACTAAAGCATTGATAAATGGTAGAGGTACAGATGAACGCCTTTATAATTTGGAAATGAAATTAAAATACTTAAATTCGCGTTTAATCGACCTTGCAATGATGCCGAGCGCTATTAGTTCCAAAGCACAAGCAGAGCAAATCGACAATAAACCAAATTTTGATTGGAACAAATTAAATAATTTATTGTAAAACTAAAAATTAAAAAAATGCAAGAAAATCAATTAACACCCGAGCAAGTGGTGGCAAAATTTGAGGGTAAAATTGCAGAGACTGTAAAAGGCTTTGTTCCTCAATCGGAATTAGATGCGGTTAAATCGCAATTAGAAGCTGTTAAATCTTTGACCAAAAAAAACAGCGATTCAGAAGAATTAAAAGCTAAAATGGTAGAACTTGAGAGCTCAATCAAAGCCTTAAAAGAGGCATCTAAAGAAGCACCTAAAAGTGCTAAAAATTTAGTTAGCTTATTAGCTGAAAAATCGGAAGAAATTAAAGCAGCTTTAAAGTCAAACAAAAAGTTTGAATTAGCGTTAAAAGCTCAACAAGACCCTAGCGACATTGGTACACGTACAGATTATGCTACTTTCTTACCAGGTACAGTATTTAAACCTGTAAGAGCCACAAGAATAATTGATTTATTCCGCAGAGTTCCTGTATCAACTGAATACGTAAAATACCGTGAGGAAAATGTTGTAACTAGAGATGCGAAAGTGGTTGTTGCTTGTGCCACTTCAACAAGTACGACTAAGAAAACTTGGATTACTAGAACGGTACAAATTCAAAAAATCAGAGACATGGTTGATTTATGCCTTGATATGGTTAATGACTATGCGTTCGTGGCATCAGAAATTGAGCAGTTAGTAAACCAATCGGTAAAATTAAAAGAAGATAGCGAAATTTTGTTAGGTTCTGGAGATATTTTATCAATCGATGCAATTTCTTCGGAGTTTGACCCAACAAACGTTTTAGCTCCTTACACTGGTGCTTTTACAAGTGCAACTTTAGCGGAGTTAACTGCTGCAATGAAAGCGCAAATTTACACTTTTGGGCAAGAAAATAGCTGGAACGCTGATACTATCGTGATGAACTATAACGATTACGTTAAGTTTATGCACCAAAAGAACAGCGAGGGCGATTACTTGTTACCAAACTTTGTAATGTCAGGCGATGGCGTATTAAACGGTATGCGTATCGTAACTTCTCCATTGGTAACTGCTAACACTTTATACGTGTTTGATAGTACTAAAGGAGAGATTTTGGATAGACAAGGTGCGACTTTAGAAATGAGCTACGAAAACAACGACAATTTTGAACACGAAATTGTTACTTTAAAAGTTGTTGAGCGTATTCAATTCCACGTTGCACAAATCAACCAAGATGCGTTCATGAAGTGTTCGGACATTGCAACTGCATTAACTGACATTACAGCGGTTTAGTATGAAAAAGGTAAAACTAATAAGAGATTATAACGGTAAGAAAAAAGGCGAGGTAATAGAAGTTACCGAGCAAGTATCTTATTTTATGTTAATGAACTCTATTGCCGTTTTATCCGATTGTTCAAACTGTGAAGAGTGTGAAGACTGTAAAAGCAAAAAAAAGAAAACCAAAACAAAGCCCTCTATTGATAAGGGGGCTTTATCTTAAACTGAAATATGAGCTTACTTAACATTACATATCAAGACTTTGGAAAGGGCAAATACGAGCTACATAGTGGAATGTATGAAGCTTCTAAAATACAGGCTTATATTGACAAATACGAGCGCCAATACTTAGTAAAATTGCTAGGTGTTGAATTGTTCAAATTGTTTGAAGCAGATTTGGTTGCTGGTGTTCCTCAAGATGCTAAATATTTAGCGCTTTACAATAGTTTTGAGTATGATGAGGTTAATTGTGGGATTTATATTTCTGAGGGAATGGTTGAAATGGTAAAAGGGTTTGTTTACTATCAATACCTTAAGGATATGACTAATGTTGTTGCAGTAAGTGGAAATGTACGCCAAATGGGGGAAAACTCCGAGAATGTAAGCACTTTAAACACTATGATTTATACACGTTATAATGATAGTGTAAGGACTTACAAGGCAATACAAAAATTTATTTGCGACAATAATAGTGATTATTTAGATTTTAACGGAATTAAAATTGGTTTAGCTTATTGGTTATGATAGAAGCAAGTGAATACGTAAAGGATTTAGTTACAAAAATAGATAACACCATACAAGGAAGTTATGACCCCTTAACTGGTAGAACTATGGTTTGTAATACTAAATGGGCACGTATTGGTAAGGTTGTAAAAGATGCTGAAGATAAGGAGTATTTGGTTACGGAATTAGTTACTGATAGTTATTTGGTTGCTACTCCATTAATCGGAGAAACTAATTTAAGCGGAACTATTTATTTACCTGATTTGTTTTTCATAACTGGTACTAAAAGAGCTACAAATACCGAGTGGACTATTGCAGATGCTAATTTAAGTAATAAACTACCATTAGTTTGGTTACTTGAAGTAATAAGCGAAACAGGATTTGGCAAAAATTCGGCGGTTGAAAAAGAAATGGACTTACGTTTATTTTTTCTTGATGAAACCGATCCAAGCCAATACTATACTGCGGACCACAGGGAGCAAGTAGTTAAGCCAATGCAAAAGCTAATGTTAGAATTTATTAAGGTGGTCGAGATTGAACGAACTTATAAACCGATTGAAAATTACAGATTTAAAACTTTCTCAAGGTTTGGCGTGGAAAACGACAAAGGAATGTTACAAAATATCTTAGATGCGAATTTGTCGGGCGTATCTTTAGAGGTTACTTTATCCCGATATAAACAAAAATGTAAATGTTAAAAAAATAAATTATGATAGGCTGTAATTGTAACGTTGGTTTATCCAACACAGGAAGACCGAACTGCGTACCTGTATTTGGTATCACTTCGAGTTTTATTATGGTGCCGTTATTCGCAAATGACGGAACTAAAAATGGTATTGATTTAAGTACGGCTTTACCAACGTGGAGCAACTTAATTAATGAAGCGGATGCATCAAAGCGTTGGTTTCCTTTACCAGCTTTTGAAAATGTAGAATTACCGAAAGCAGATAGCCAATTTGAAGAGGCTAACAGCGGAAGAATGGTATTCTTAAGACAAGGTAAACGTTCATTTGCTGGAGAACTTTGGGCTGAGGATAGCACACCGACTTTATTAGGTAAGTTACAAGCTGGGAGATGTGTTGACTTCGGAATGTACATTGTTGATGTAAATGGTAATTTAATCGGCTCAGAAGTGGACGGTTATTTATACCCTATTCCAGTTGATAATCCGAGCTTTGATCCTAAGTTTGCTTTTGCTACTGATAGCACAACGCAAAAAATCATGTTAGGTTTTGATTTTGACCGTTTATTCGATGAAAGTACAATGTACATGATTACAGTTGAAGAGGCAAGTCAAGACTTTACTAAATTAGAGGGATTGAAAGATGTTAATTTAATTGGTTTAGCGTGTACAACTACTCAAGCATCATTTAGTGCGAAATTGGATTACGGTACTGCTTTAAACAAAATTAAGTACGTTGGAGCTACTACAACGGCTGACTGGAGCATTACCAACGTAACACAAGCGGTTACATTTGCTCCTGATAGCGTCACTGAAAATCCTGACGGAACTTATGTGTTAGATTACTCTGTGAGCGGTACGGCATCGGCAAGTGATGTAATTAAGGTTTCTGTTGTTAAAACTGGTTTTTCGGGTTCTGCTACTGATACAATCTAATGGAAGATATTAGAGTTGGTAAACACTCCTTTAATTATAAGGCATTACGCTCGATTAGTCTTGATGTGGCTTTGAGTAGTTTCACACATATTAATCGGGCAATTGTCGAAAGGGCGTGGAAAATAGCAAATCCAGAAGATAAAAAACCGAAAACCAAAAAAATAAAGGGGGCAAATTAGCCCCTTTTTTTTATCTTTGAAATATGATAGGAAAAACACCCATTGATTTACATTTAAAACGTGCTTTGTTGCTCGACAGTGCTAAGGCATGGATTGAAGCAAATACAGATGAATTACGTGAATTAATCGTAAATTTGATACGTTATAATCAGTTAACGGAACAAGGTGTAAATAGTGAGGGCGACATAATCGGAACGTATAGTTATACAACGGAATTACTATCTGAGGGGCGAAAAAAAAGAGGGGAGCCGTACGATTTGAACGATACTGGCGATTTTTTTCGAAGTATGTATGTGCAAGTGTTGGCGGATAGCATTGTAGTAAATGCAGATTACGCGAAAATGGAAGACCAAAACTGGTGGAATATTAATATTTTAAATTTAACGGATGAAAATTTGGAGGTTTATATTGAGGAAATTAAAGCAAATTACGTTAAGGAAGCGAGGCGAATATTGGAACTCGATTGATGAAATGCCGTTATACAACTGGATAAAGTGTAATAATGGTAAGTTGGAATTTATGCGAAAGGGTAAAGGAACGCCGATTGAAGATTTAAAGCATTTTAAGTTAATTTACAACGAGTATTTAAAGGAGTTTGGCTTAGATAAACGTTATAAAAAATATTTGGAAATACAGCGTAAAAAAGCATTATTACAAAGTCAGTATATCTTAACTAATGATAGGTTTAAATTAACCGAAATTGAGATTGAAGATACAAAGTTAAAGGATTTAGAGGTGCATTTTGGCGACGGTAAAAGCATAGAGGTTATTTTAATGCATTTAGGAATGTATTTAGGCTACAAATTAGATATAAAAACAACGACAGTAAAGGAATATTTTATAATTTTAAACGAATATGGCAAATCAAATAAAACGAAGTGAAATAGCTGAAGAAGACTTATACAAAGATATAAGAACATCCGCTGAAAAAACGATTGAATACGTAGAGTATTTGAACGAAACACTTAAAGATACAGCTAATGTAATTCAAAAGGAGTTAAAAAAGCCTTTGGATAACACCATTGAAAGCATCGAAACCTTGCAAAAAGGTTCAAAGTTGATGAACGATACAATGGAGCAAAGTATTGCATTAGATAAAGCCAAATCCGATGCAATTAAAGCGCAGTTACAAGCTGAAGCTAAATTAAAAGCCATTGAAAAAGAAAAGTTAAAATTAAAGGAGCAATTAATAAATGCAACGGATAAAGAAGTAAAGGCTAAAATTAAGTATCAAAAAGCAAGTGCGGAACAAAAAAAGATACTCGCAGATGAAATAATAATGAACGACCAAAACGCTGGGACTTTAGAAAAAGTTGCAGCGCAAAGCCGTATTTTACGCCGTGAAAGGGAGAAATTAAATTTAGAAACGGAAGAGGGCAAAAAAAGGTTAAAGGAAATTAACGACCAATTAGACGAGAATAACGAGATTATACGAGAAAATTCCGATGCTTTAAAAAAGCAGTCAATGAACGTTGGTAATTACACCGATAGCATCAAAGAGGCAACAGGGGAATTAGGCGGTTTAATTGGTGGAATAAAGGATAGTATTGATAATATTAAGGAACAAGCGAAAGCATTTATACAACAAGCTAAGGCGGCAGATACTTCGGCAAAAAAAATGAAAGTTTTAGGCGCGGCAATGAAAGCTACTTTAATTGGTTTAGCTGTTGCTGGAGTTGGCGCAATTACTTCAGCGTTAAATGAAACAAATGCAGGATTATTAAAAATACAAGGCACAGGGCAAAAAGCCTTAGCGGTAACGCAACAAGCTGGTAATTGGTTAATGGATGATTTTAAAATATTAGGGTTAAAAATAGAAAGAGCAGCACTACAAATTGAGGAATTTTTTAATGGGTTTTCAAAAACACCCGAAATAAAACAACGCCTTGCAGAAATTTCGGAGGAAATAGCGAATATAAATAAAAAAAATTACGATCCTGGAAAAACAGTGGCTGGAATTACTGATGCCATTAAAGCAAATATGAAATATGAATGGAGCGTGGCAAAAACGGGCGAGGAAATAGAGCGTTTAATTGGTTTAGAGGAAATGTTAAGCGAAAGAGCTGGGGACATGACTATAAGTTTTGATGAACAAAGAGAAGCACAAAGGTTATACAATGAAACAATTGCAAAACGCATAGAGTTGGAAAAAAAGGTTTTAAAAGAAAATGTAGATGCAAAAGCTATGCAGTTGAAAGTAGAATTAATGAAAGCTGGAGAGCAATATAGTTTAGAGCAAATCAAAAATCTAGAATTTTTAGAAAAAGAAAGTTCAAGAATGGCAATAAATAACCAAAGTTTGTTGGAGTTAGCAGATGCAAAGCGTGAATTAGTAGCTAAAGAAATTGAGTTAAATAATGCTCAAAAGAAAATGGCAATGGAGCGAAGAAACACGGAAAAAGATGATTTTGAATTGCAACTAGATTATGCCATTGACTATTTTGATACTCAAAAAACAGTTAACGAGCGTATTATAAATATGGAGCGAACGACTTTGGAGCAAAGGGCAATATTAACAGAACGGACAAGGGCTTTAGCTGAGAAAAGCTGGAACAATCAAATTGAAATTATAGAAAAATACGCTGGTAAAAAAATGAACTTGAACGAGTTATTAGCGTTGGATGATGAGGAGCTTGTTCGAAAGCAATTAAAAGGGCAAATTAAAAATGAAACTTTAGGTATTAGGATTTTACAAACTTTACGCGATAGAAAAACAGCACTGCAAGATTTAGCCGACTTAGAAAGCGAAACAGCAACAAGAAGACTTGAAAAAAACCGCGAAATTTTAGCATCTATGCAAGAAGTTGAGCAAGACGGTTTTGATTTACGTACCGAAATAATGGAACGTGAATTTGAGCTAAACAAGGAGCTAAAAGATAGAGAGTTCATTTTAAATCGTGAAATTGACCGCAAGGCAATCGAGGATTTTAAGGCACGTATAGATGCAATTCGTAAATTAAAGGTGCAACAACTTAAAGACCAAGCCGAGTACGACCGTGAACAAATCAACAAAGAGGTATTTGAAGAAGATTTAAAAGCGCAAAAGATAGAGGAAATTAATGCCAAATTAGTTAACGATATTATAAGGCTACAAAATGAAGCATTAGATAAAAAGATTGAAATCGACAAAGATACTTTAGCGAAAGAACGTGAGTTGTTGCAATTACGTACGGAAATGCAAGTACAAGCATTACAGAATTTAACTGACTTAAGCAACGAATTAACAGACCGTAGAATTGCAAAAATTGATGAGGAAATTGATGCAAGTCAAAGGCGTTTTGATAGCTTACAAACTTTGGCTGAAAGCGGTAATATTTTAGCGAAAGAAAGTATGGCAGAAGAAGCGAAGTTAATGGCAGAACAAAATCGTAAACGCGAACAATTGGAACGCAGAAAACAACGCATACAATTAGCTAGTACTGTTTTAGAAACTTACTTGACTAACTCGGCAAATCCTGATGTTAAAAATCCGTTACAAAAAACAATAACCGATACGGTGTTGTTAACTGAATTTATAAAATCTTTACCAGCGTTTTTTGAGGGTACAGAAGATACAGGGAAAAATGGCAAAGGAGTGGATAACAAAGGTGGTTTTTTATCAGTATTGCACCCGAATGAGCGCGTTATAACCGCTAAACAAAATGAGTTAATCGGTGGAATGAGCAACGAAGATTTAAGCAAATTAGCATACAACTACCAAAATGGAATGATACGAAATATAACCGATACGCAAATTGGGAGCGGTTTTGTTGGGGTTGAAATTTTAGCAAAAAAATTGGATAGTTTGGAGCGTACTATTGCGAATAAACCTGAGCATACGTTACAAGTTGAGCAAATAATTAGCGGAGCTATGGCGATAACTAGGACAACAAAACAAGGTAACACTAAAATTTATAATCGTTACAGAGTATGAAGCATTTTTTAAATGGGGTGGAAATAGCACCCCGAAATGTATTAGAAATTGGATTAATTACCGACTATACTGGCAATCCTGAGATGTTGCAAGTTGATACAGATACTATTATTTTGCCTCGTGAGGGTAAAGATATAATTATGCAGCATATTTTAACACAAGGTGTATTCGAGGGTATTCCGTACACTATTAAATTGGACGGTGTTACGTTGGATTATTACGTGGATTTAACCGAAAGTTTAAATATTAAGGATTATGAAGTAGAGGTAAAAATAAAGAAGCGTAAAGGGTTTGATAATTTCTTTGAAAATGCGCAAGGTTTGAGCTTTGAGTTAATGGCAAAAAAAGGAGTTAATTTTGATTTTGTAAATATTCCTTATTTAATTATACCCGAAAATCAAACGGAAATAGCCTTAACAATTAGTTTAGCAAGTTATGCACTCACAAAAGAAGCTATACAAGCAACTAAAGATTTGGTTACAGCAACGCGCGACTTAATAGAGGCGGTTACTCCTAATGCAAGTATTCCACCTGTTCCGCCAATAGGCGAAATTATATCTTTATCTTTGGCGGTAGTTGCTCAATTAGCGTACACCATTGCTGTTTACGTGGCTTTAATTAAGTTGCTTAATCAGTTATTGGTTTTGGTATTTCCAAAAGTTAGATTTTACAAGGGTGCAACCATACGAGAATTAATAAAAAAAGGTTGCGAATTTTTAGGATATACTTTAGATAGTAAATTGTTAGATACATGGCAAAATTTAACTATTATGCCAGTACCTTTGATTAAGGAGAAAAAGAGCATTTTTAACTTTATTCAAAACGATTTAAACTTTAGCTTTACAAAGGGCTATCCAACAGCGCAAGATAGTGTTAGCACTTTGGGAGAATTGATTAATGCGGTGGAAATTCAATTTAACGCGCGAACTAAAGTGTTAAATGGAGTTGTACAAATAGAGCGTAGAGATTACTGGAAAAATATTAGTTTAAATACTACTTTACCAGCGTTAACACTTCAAAATGAAAGACAAAATCAATATAGATTAAATACGGAAGAGGCGTGGAAACGTACATATATACATTACCAAGTTGACTATTCCGATATTCATACCTTAGATGCGTTTGATCCAACGGATGCCGAATATAGCACCGAGCCTTTGAACGTGATTAATTCCGATTTAGTAAGTATTCGAGGTTTTAACGATGTAAATATCCCTTTTGCTTTAGGAGTTCGCAAGGGAGAATTAAATTGGTTGGAAAAATTTTGTAAAGCGTTCCTGAATTTAGCTGATGCGGTGGTTGGATTGTTTGGAAATAACATAAATTATTCGGCTTTGATTACCAATAGATTAGGAGTTACCCAAATTAGCCAACAATATTATTCCGTTACAAAGTTGCTTTATGCGGTTAATGGTAGGCAACCAAGTAACTACATTGATAAGATAAAAGCAAGTAAGATTTATCAAGATTATCATAAAATTAATGAAATAAATATTAACGGTTACAAAATTTATTCGGATGTACCTATGCGTTTAAATCCACAAGAATTTTTATCTTTGTTGGATAACAACTACACCTATATTAATGGTGTGTTGTGTGAGGTATTAAACATACGTTATACGGATGAACAATCAAGCGCAATTATAAGCTATAAAGAGCCGTATAATTACGCTAAGGGAAAAGTAGAAATTTTAACAATTAATCAATAATGGAAGACATTTTAAAAAATTTACAGAATTTAACAACTCAAATCGAGAAAATAGTGGAAAAACAAAATGAGGTTTATGCCAATTTGGATGATGAAACTTTTGAAAAGGTTAAACAACACCAAGTTGATATTAACGAAATGATGCGAGATTTAAAATCGGGAAATTTTTTAAAACTAAATAAATTCGTAGAAAAATATGCCGATAATAATAGAAAATAATAACTACTCAAATGCTTTTGGTTATAGTGGTACTACTTATACGAGTAATGCTGGGGATAAAACGACCTTAGAGCTAACAGTTGCTGAATTAATCAGGGTTACAACTTTGAGCAATCCTTTTAGTTTTGATCCTATTTTAAATGTGCTTACAAGCCCAAGTGTTAGCTGGGTGGCTGAGGGCTTTAGAGTGGGTGATATTGTCAAGATTACAAGATACGATAATGTAGGAGCGGTTATAACTACCCACGAAGCGAATGTAACAAGTATAACGGCATCCGCTTTAAATGTGGATAGTTGGGCGACTAACTTATTTTACGATATTTCTGCGAACGATATAATGGAAATAGTGCCGTTGGTTACTTCGGGCGGTGCTGTAAGACGTAGAGATGATTTATTAATTGAGTTTAACCATGCATTAAACGACCAAATCGGAAGTAGTGCATCATTAATTGATGGAGAGAAAACGCAAATATTTTATAGCGGTTTATCTTCATTAGTTGGAACGCAATCGGGGGCAATGGTAGGCAATCAATCAGGGCAATTCTTGATTAGTTCAAATATTGAATACATCGGGTTAAATTCCGATAATTTCCACCAATATACATTAACATTTGAATTTGTAAATTCGGGACTTTACAATCCTGATTGGTTCGCATTAGGCGACTGTTTAAAGGTGTTTATTCGTGGTTTATGGTCATCATTAAGTGGCGAGGTATTTAACCGTACTGAATTTACCTTAGATGAACAAGCAAATACTGGATTTATAGGCGAAGCGAATAATATAAGCGTTCCAACTGGTGGGAGTGTAGTAACAGGAATTACCGATTTAAAATTTAATGAAGTAAATAATGTTGTGTTTGAAGTTAACTTAAATGGAACGGACATAAACGATTTGGCAATCGGTGGAGCTTATTTATCAATTGATGACAGCTACTACAAAAACAAGCCAACGAGCCAAACAAAGTTAACTTACTTACTGCCAACGACAATTATAAGCGCTCCAAATACCTATACATCCGAAATTAATTCGGGCGGACAATGGGAAATAACAATTAACTCCATTACTCCGAGCGGTGGAAATGCTATAATTGATGCCGATATTGAATTTAACGGAACGTTGCAAACATTTTTAGACGCAAGATTGGATGATAGGTTGTTTTATTTTTGGGTAAAAATTGGTAATACTAATCATTTTTTGTACAATGCGCAAGTTGATAAGAGTTTAGAGGTTGGTGGGGCTTTAATAATGAATAGTGATTTTGGATTTATCGACCATGCGCAAAATGTTACAAGTGCAACTGGCGACTTAACAGGATTTAGCGCAGACATTGAAGATGATGTGGCTTATTACGGCACGTTTAATTTGGAAAAAAACAAAACTTCCTACGAAAATATAAATTTAAGAGTTGAAGCGTACAACACTGTAACGGACGAAACCTTTACATTACAGCAAACTAATTTTAGCTTTAATTCTGTAATTTACCAAAACAGTACAGGTAAATTCTTACTTAATTTAAGCGCTACAATCAATAACGATTTATTAAATACAAGTGAAAAAAAGAACGCATTAGTACAACTAACAGGTGTTGAAGACGTAAGCACGTACGAAGTTAGTGTTTACTATCCATTTATCTTAAATTGGCGGTATTGGTTGACTTTAAGTGGTGTAAATTCCGATTTTGCACCAAATTATAATCAAGATTGGTTACCTTATGGTAACACAGGAGATTGGACTGTTAGGTTTACGGTTGATTTAGTTGATGACGGTTTAACGTTTACGCACTCAAATGAAATTACCATTAACGATTACGATGCAAATTCGGATATTAATTCGAGTTTGGTATTAAAAAAACAATCGGATAATAGTGTAGTGAGTTATATTCCTGAGGGAGAGTTACTATACATTGAAAGTACCCACGAAAAAACATCAGGAAATTGGGACTTTCAAAAGGTTTGGGGGCAAATTACAGTTGAGCCCAAAGAGGGCGCACCACGTTGGATGTTATCAACTATTATTGATTACGATAACAATATAAACAATCCTTTAAGTCCAATTTCAGGATTAAATGTAAGTTTTGATATAATTTCGGCAAATATTTTAAAATTTTCTTGTAAATTTGATGCAGGTAAACTTGATACTTCAAATGGTGTTAAAATTACTGCTAAAGTGAAAGAGGGAAATGAGGATATTGTTATTGTAAATAAAATTACAAACGATAACGAGGATAAGATTACAACTGATGATGAACTAAAAATAATAGCATAATATGGCTGGAATTAAAATACATAATTACCCGATTGAGCGCACTAGCTTTGGCGACGATGATTATTACGACATTGATTATTGGACTGGTACGGCTTACGAAACTGCGAAAATAAAAGGAAGCGTTTTAAAATCCGCTTTGGGTTACTCCTTTGTTGATATTCAGGCATTTATTAGTGGCTATACATTGTCGGCTAATGATGCTGGTAAAGTAATTACAAACTCAAATACAGGAGCAGTCAGAAGTTTAGTAATTAATAACACTTTATCGGGAGCTGGTAATTCGTTTCATGTAAAAGGACGCGTGGCTATACAACCGTTAACAGGTGTTAATATTGACTTGCCTGACGGCAGTACAATTACAGAGCCAACGCAATACACTTGCGAAGCTGATACGCATTACGTATTACACCGTAAAGCATCAACTGGTAATGATTGGGTGTTATCGGCAATTAATTCCGAAACGTTAAGTAACTTAGGTAGCAAGGATTTAGCGCAATTGGACTTAATCCGAGAGTATCAAGTTTTTGAAGATGGAACGCTAAAATTTGTTACTAATGATGCTGGTAACGATGCAAAATTCCAAATTGGAGAAAATAGCGCAGAAAGGTTTGGTGAAATTGAATTAAATTGTCAAGTTTTAACCCAAAATGTTTCTCTGCAAGACTTAGAAAATAACGCGCAAGGGATAGTAACAACTGTTACCGCTGCTGAATTTGATGTTGATAGTCGTTCGGATATTACCGACCCATTAACTAGGAGGAATAGATTATACTTTAGCCCACAGCAAACGTTAGTAGAACACTCAAATTTTGGGCGAATAGTATTTCGAGAAATACCGTTGGACGGCGAAAACATATTTGAAGATTTAAGCCCTACGAAAAAAGGTTTACAATATAATGCTGACTACTCGGCTGATTATACAGATAGGAGCTTGGTTGATAAGGCGTTTGTGTTAAACAATGCTAGTAACATAGGTAACAGTAACCTATCCATCCCAAGCACAACAAACAGAACGTTAACGATACCAAGTGATAGCACATTAGATTTTGGTGCTTTAATGAAATTATATGGTACTGGTACTGTAGATTTTACAAGTGATGTAACTGTTGATAATGTTCAATTTAAGGGCGGTGTTGGTACTCAAGGAGAAATGAGTTGGAGTACTGATGAAGAAACTGTTAAATTAATTATGGATGGCACTACTCTTTACTTGGGGCAAGATACATTTGTCCATGTAAGAAATAATACAGCTTCTATTATAACTAAGGGCACAGCTGTTTATGCAACTGGTACATTGGGTGCAAGTGGTAGAATAACAGTAGCTCCTATGATTGCAGACGGAACTATACCAGGAAGATTATTTATTGGTCTTGCAGCAGAAAATATTGCAATAGGTGCAGACGGACAAGTAATTACATTTGGTAAAATTAGGCAAATAGATACTACCGCTTATAATGACGGTGATGTGTTATGGTTAAGTTCAACGGTTGCAGGTGGTTTAACAGCAACAGAACCAGCAGCTCCAAATTTAAAGATAGCTACAGCATTTGTAATACACGATGCTGTTAATGGTACACTTATGGTTAGGGCAGAGCAAGGAAATGATTTGCATTCAGACCAAAGAGTACAAGTTTCTGGATTAACTAATAATGATGTGTTAACTTGGAACAATGCTAATCAAAGATGGCAAAATGCACAACCTGTAAGTAGTAATATATATACATCTAATGGTACTATTGGTACAACTAGAGTTGCAACTCTTACAGATACATTATCATTTAGTGGAGGTAGAGTTTCATTTGATACTACAACTAATGGTATCTTGTTACCAAGATTAACTACTATTCAGATGAATGCTATTGCATCGCCTACTACTAATACTATATTATATAATACTGATTTAAATGGGTTATATAGGTATAATGGTAGTGCTTGGGTTGCATTAAGTTCTGGATATGGAATTATTGAGGTTCAAAGTGGGACAGGTACAGGACAACCAACATATTTTGCAGATTTACAAAGTGCATTGGAAACTTGTAAAGCTAGTGGTGGTTATTTTACTGTAAAGTTGTATTCCAATATTGTTATAACAAGTGCAATTGAAATAGATTATACAGGTTCTGGAACTGGTAAGGCTTACTTGTTTAGACAATTAACTATTGATTTTAACGGATTTAGTATAACAAATGCACAAGCAAATACAACTGATGCTTTTACTTTACAGTTAAGTAATAGTGCTAGTGTATATCAAAACGTTACTTTTTTAAATGGTATTGTATTAAGAACTAACGGTACAGGAACACATTACGCATTAAAATGCGACCAAACAGGGCGTTTTGGAATTGTTAAAATGTCTAATATGTATTGGTATTGCCAAAATGGACAAACTGCAAGAATTGGGTTAGGGTTATCAACTGCGGTTGATGCTGATAGAGTTTGTGATTTGGGTGGTTCTACTTTTATTTCTAATGCTAGTGGAGCAAGAACAATGACTTTACCAAATGCAGCTACAACTGTTACCAATTTTAAAGTGTACCACACAGGTGCTTCAGATGCCCTATATATGGATACAGGTAGAGCACATAATTTCTACGCTGAAAACACTTCAACTGGTAAAGCTATATTAGCTGTCGGTAGCAACTTTATCATTTCGCAATTTGATTGTAAAAGTAATTCAGGAATAGCTTTAGATTTAAATGGAGCAGGTGCAGAAGCACATAACTTTACTGCAAAATCTACAAGTGGAGAAGCAGTAAACGTTAAGGGTACAGCAATAGCAACACTATTCAAGGCTGATACAGGAAACAACCACGCATTAAGAGTAGAGGGTAACTCAATAGCAAAAGATGCTTATTGCCAAAATAATAGTGCTACTTTAGCTGCGGTAACTGCAACAGACTACAACAGATTACAAAATATTGAGGGTATTAATTTAGGTGCAAGTTTTGGAGGTAGAATACAACAAGCACAAGCACTTAGAGGTGCATTAAGAAGTTGTACTTTTATTTCAATTGGTGGAATTGGAGCTGAAATTATAAGCACAACTAACAATATTAATGCTGACAATTGTAACTTTGAAAGCCAGTTGGATAGTTCAAGTGGTCATGCGTTAAGGGTTTCTTCAATTACTAGCGGTACATTTACTATAACTAAATGTAATTTTACAATAAGAAATGCTGGAGCAAATGTGTTAAATGCAGCAGCAGCAACTACTGTAAGAGTAGCATTAAATACACATAACCAAGTAGCAACAACACCGATTAATGCAAATGTTACACCAGTTGCAATTGGTTTTTAATAAAAATAAATAAATAGAATTATGACAAATAAAATTTGGAATTACGGACAAGAAAATGGATTAGATAGACGATTAGTTTTATCAGGTTTTACCTTTATTGAAGATAAATCTATAACCGTTTTTTTAAAAGAGGAATTACTAAGCCCAACAGATGTTGTGGTAAGTTCTAAACCTGCTGATTATAAGGTAGAAAAAGGAGTTATTTCAACCGATGTAAATGGTGCACTTTTGCCTAAGAAAAACACTAATGGAGAAATTCAATACGTGTTAGATGAAGACGGAAATCCTACTGAAACACCATTACCAAGAGATAATGCTTTTGAAAATATAATTTACTACATTGATAACAAGATGTTTACTATCTATGAGTTGATAGATGCAGGAGTTAAAGAACATTTTAATTTAGTGTAATATGAGAAACTTAATTTTTGAAATATCAAGCAAAAAAAGTACAACTGCTGCAAGTGTTCCTAATCCGTTAAGCGGACATTTCTCTATTTTTTTTAATTCGAGTAATAGTGATAGATTATCGGTTAAAAATAGTGCAGGAACTGTATATACATTAATTGATAGTTCACAAGCAGTTTTTAACAAAACTTTTACAATTGAAGCTCCAACTGCTACAGAAGATATTACAGTATTTAGAACAGATGCTGCTATAACTGTACAAGAAGTAATTGCTGTAAGTGTTGGTACTACACCGAGTACAACTTACCAATTAAAACATAGTACAGATAGAAATGCTGCTGGAACAAACTTAACTACATCTGGCACAACAACAAGTACTACAACTGGTGATGTGGCTACGCTTAGCACAGCAGCAATACCAGCTAACAGTTGGATATGGTTGGAAACAACTGCTGCAACTGGAACAAATGTTAAATTAAGTATAGATATAAGATATACAATAGATTAGTATGGATTATCACATTGTAAGTAAACTAACTTGGAATACTCAAGAAATTATAACAGAAGAAGTTGGATATACAACTAATATAGAGGATTATGAGTATTTACAAAATAATTATAATAATACTTTGGGTGCTTTTATTGAAAATAATAAAGATGAATTGGAAAATGGCACAAAAAGTTTTTTTGAGTTTTTCCAAAATACGCCAATAGTTTATGCGTGTTTTACGTCAACAGATAATGTTAACGGATATGGATTTACAGAAGAATTTAGCGTAATATAATATTAATATGGCATTAGTTAGAGGAACAACAACAGAAGACAGGAGAATACCTTCAGCGAGTAGTTATACCGTATCTCATAATCATACCGTTGGTAGTGATGGGTATTTATTTGTTGTAATTACTTGTCCTGCAACAACAGTTTCTTCTGTTACTTATGCTGGTGTTGGAATGACTTTAGTTCAAAGAAGAGCTACACCTTACTCAACAGATTGGACTGTATGGAGATTAGCTGCACCTGCAACAGGTGTAAATAATTTAGTCGTTACAATGGCTGCTGGTAACTTTAATGGAGTTTCAACATTTATAACAAGTTATACAGGTTGTAGTGGAGTTGGTAATACTTCTTATAATGGAACACAGTCACAACCTGTTACAGCTAACATTACACTATTAGACAATTCAATGGTTATAGGTTGCGTGTTAGGTGGTAATGCAACAACTGCTAATGTGGAAATACCAATTGGTACAGCAAGAACTCTATTATATAACCACAACGTAAATAACTTTACTTGGGGGTCAGTTTCACCAAGTTTAAGTGCTGGAACAATAACTTGCGAAGGTAACTCTACTGCTACAATGGTTATGATGTTAACAGAAGTTAGAGAAGCTGCTGCAACTACAAGAAGAAGAATAATAATAGTTTAATATGAAACCAAAATCTAACTTAGAACGTGTTGCTTTTATTGTATTAATGGGTATATTTATGTATTTATTTGCTATGAAATGAGAACTAGAGCAGAAATAATAGACAGCTTATTTGAGCACGCTAAGAACTGCAACTTAGATGCTATACATTACCGTTTAATTGAAGAAGCGGTGTACTCTAATGATTGGGACTTTATGACTGATTACAACGGTTGTACGTCGGTGGCTGAACTACATTACGATTTCTTTGTATTCGACTGCTTCGTTCACGATTTCCATTGGATAACAGGTCGTGGTGGTAAGGTTGCGGATAAGATATTTTTAGAAATGATGTTACGTAGGGGCTTAGGCAAATACATAGCTTACAAACGTTATATTGGTGTACGTTTAGCGTGGGCTTTAAAATACAAAAAGCAACATAAAAATAAAGGAAACGTAAAAGAACTAACTTATTACATGAAAATTTTTAAGGCTATAAGAAAAATAAAATGACAAGAGAGGATTTAATAATAACAAAGTTTATTGGAACTGGTAGTTATTTCAGTATAATTTTAGGGACAATAACGCAAAATATCACACTGCAATTGAGTGCTATATCTTACATTGTTGGAATTACTTTAGGTATTATTACTATTTTTATTAAATTATACGATTTTATTAAAAAACGAAAAAATGAAAATACTACAAATAATTAATCCAATCGAGGTAATTAAAGCGCTTAAACAAAGTGATACAAAAACGAAAACAAAAGGCATCGTTCAAATGGGTGGCGGTGGTGTGTTAATGTCCTCAGGTGTAACACTAATAACCGACGGTGCAATAAATCAAAGTTGGTTTGAAATCGTCGGCGGTGCTATTATCTTAATCGTGGGCGTTTACGTGGCAAAAAATTTAACAGAAAAAATTAAAAATATAAAGTAATGCAAGAGCGTATATTTGCCGAATTTAAGGTTGTGAAATTTCCAACACCAAAGGTAGTTAACGAGTTTAACGAGCCATTTCGTTGTTGTGATGAAAAACGTTTGGTTTTGGCTCATGCAACGGAGCCTGAAACGTGGAAAAATGACGTAACAAGTGCGTGGGTTAAACTAAGTGATGTTACTGATACTATTGAATTTAGTTTAACAAAAAATGGTGCAAATACTGTTTACACGCCTTTTAACGTGGCATTTCCGAGTGAGGAAAACGCATGGTTCACGACAATTAAATGGCAAGATGTTTTAAATTCCGACGGAGCTGGGTGCTATAAGTTGGAATTGATATACAATATTGCTGGGGTTGAAAGTTCCTTAACATGGGGTATTTACGATTTAAAACCTTACAGCCAAGAAACAAGTAAATATACGGCGCGTTTAAGGGTTAAATTTAATCTAAAGCAAGATGTTGAGGGTATAGACTTTACTAACGCAAATGTAGAAGATACTATCAGGTTTAATGGATTTATTGGGTTTCGCCAACCTAATATGGAAATTGACAATTTAATTTACCAAGACAGGACCTTAAAGACGGTTGTAAGAGAAAATATAAATAGTTACATAATACAAACAGATCCTTACACAGCACCAATATTAGAGCAATTAACCGATTTATATTTATTGAGTGAAAATGAGTTATATATTAGCGATTATAATGTACATAATAATTCCCATAGTATTTTGGACGTTCCGACGGTCGTAACTGAAAGCCCCGAGATTGATTATCTTGTAGAGTATCAAAGGAGCGCAGTATTGACTTGCACGGTATCGGATAGAACTAACAATAAACGAACATACTATTAATGATGAATTTAAGTAAAAATATAACATTAGCCGAAATGTTGAACGGTGTTGCACTTCCTGAGGGTGCGCGAAAATTAAACCAAAAGTTCACACAAGATGAGCTAATCAACATGAAGAAAATAGCCGAAGCCGTGCAAGTGGTTAGGGATGACGTGGAGCGTGAATTTGGTGCAAGATTTAAGGGGTTTCAGATAAATGCTGGTTTACGCAAACGTGAATGGGAATTAAAACAAGGTAGGAGCGGAAATAGTAGGCATACAGTAGGCGATGCTGTGGATGTTGCACCATTGGTTGCAGACGCTAAAGATTATATAGTAATATTCGAATATATCCGCAAAAAATACAGTAATAGTTGGAACGGTGGATTTGCAATTAAAGACCCTGTAAATGGTAAAGGTGGCTTTATTCATTTCGATTTAGGGGCAAAAAGACGCTGGAAATATTAAAAAATTGTTAAGGAATGTTAAAATATTCATTTTTATTTGCATCTATAAATTTAATTTATGTATATTTGTACTATAACAATTAAAACAGATACAAAATGGAAAATTTACAAATTAACTCAAACAAAAGCGCAAGAACTTTTACTATTAGAAAATTGCAAAATAACAAAGTTTACGCAAAATTCAGAACTTATCAATTTTCTAAAGAAGAATTTAAGAGTGCCGATTGGTTTTGGACAACGAACGACTGGAAAAATTTTTTAAAAACAAATGATTACTACGTTGTAAAATAATAAACAATTAAAAACATGAAAAAAAGAATTAAAGATTACGTAGGAAGACAATTCGATGTGACTTTCTCGATTACAGTTAGAACTAACGGATTTAATAATTGGGCAATTTCAGTCGATTTAAGCCACGCAAAGTTAGTAACCGACCTTAATAATTGGCACAAAGATTTTAACGCTTTAGAGGACACGTTTTACACGAATTCCGAAAGCACCATTTTAAGCCTTTACAACGGTTCGCAAGTTCGAAATAAAGAGGAATATTTATTTGATAATTTTGGAGCCGAAATTGAGGATATTTTAATGGACTTTCTGCAAGAGGAATTTCCGAGATTTTACCAAATTGATGAGGAAACAGGCGAGATATTAGATGAAGCGCACTTTAGAAGCCAGTTAGAAGAATTTGTATTTAATCAACCTAAACTTATTGATACATGGAAAAAATAAACACAAAAACCCGCCTAAAGATGTGCTGGTGGTTACGAAAAACAAGTCCTGAGCAAATACGCTCAGGATTTAATTTAGAACTTTATTTAAGAATTTTAGAAAGAAGAAAATATGCTATACAAAATTAAAGATGAAAGTGTTTACATCCCATTTGAGTTCCCAGTGGGTACACTTTTTAAGTACAACGGAAAAACTTACAAAATTTTTGAGAAGATAACGACGCTGAATAATAGTTGGTGTAATTGTAGGGAGGTGTAAACTGTAAACCAAAAGTGTAAACCAAAACACACTAAAATAAAAGTGTTAGTATTTAAAAATCAATTAGTTATAAAAATAAGTGTAAACTAGTTTACAGTTTACAGTAGCAAAATAAAAAATGGAAATAAAAAAAAAAATTTTTTTTTTGTGGTTTACAGTTTACAGTTTACACTTTTTCGCTTAACTCATTAAAAACTAAACACTTACAAAAAAAAATAGGTGTAAACTGGTTTACAGTTGGTTTACAGTTGGTTTACACTAAAAAAATATTTTAAAGATACTTAGTTAAACTAAAAAATTTTGTATATTTGCATTTGTAACGGTCAATTACATAATAAAAAAAATTATTATAAAACCCTATTGGGAAGCTGTTTGACCGTGGCAACTTGATAGGGTTTTAACTTTTTAAATACGGTCAATTATGAAGGCAATTTTTATTTTACAAGACAACTACTTTCAACACTCTTTTGAAAGCAATTTAATTCCAACAAAAAAAGAACCCTTTTATTATAAAGGAGCCTGGTGGTCTATAACAAAGGATATAGATTTAGAGGAAATTCAAACAGTAATATTTTTTTGTTCACCTTATATTAATAAATAATGATACAAAAAAGCTACGCTAAAAAATTAGCAAGTATAGGTTTTAGCCTTATTCCTTGCAACGAGAAAAAAGCACCGTATGAGACGGAATGGAGCAAAAGACCCGTTAAAACTCCTGAGGAAATAGAAAATCTTAATCCTACTATGTGGGGTTGTAGAACAGGTTACAACGATTTGGAGTGCATAGATATTGATTTAAAAATATTTCCAACTTTACAAGAGAGAAAAGAATGGTGGGAAGAGTATTTGAGCTTTTTAGCTGATAATATAGAAGATATTTATAGTAAAATTGTAATTGCTAAAACTTTAAATGGTGGGTATCATTTAATTTATAAAACCAATGTAAAAGAGGGTAATAAGAAGATTGCAAGATTAAAGGAGTATAAAGAAGCTTTAATTGAAACTAGAGGAGTAGGGGGGCAATTTATTTTGTATGGTAATTTCTTTAGCAAATTAGAATACCACGAAGTAAAATATATCACAGATGAAGAGCGCGAAATAATATTCACAATTTCGCAAACTTACAACTATGTTAATGAAGTTGAAATTGATAAGCCTAAACAAAACGTTTATGTAGTTGAAGAAAACGATGTTACACCGTGGGAAGATTTTAATCAAAAAAATAATGTTTTAGATATTATTTCCGATGAATTTAAAGTTGTTCGAAATACTTTAAAATCTATAATAGTAAAACGCAATGGAGCTAAAAGCCCTCATAGTGGTTACGTGTATAAAGATAGTGGATGTTTGTATTTATTTAGTACTGGTACAATTTACCCGCACGAAAAACTTTTAAGCCCTTTCCAAGTTTACACTATTAAGAATTTTAACGGAGATTATAACCGCTCAGCCTCTCATTTGTATTCCGAGGGATATGGAACTAGAAAGTTAAAACCTTTAAATTTTGAATTACCTAAAGAGGAAATTATTAATACTAATTTTCCTATTGATATATTTCCGAAAGAAATTAAATCGTTTATAATTGAAAGTTCCAATACTTTAAATTTAAGTATTGATTACATGGGTTGCTCATTCCTTTGGGTAATTAGTTTATGCGTTGGAAACACTATGGTAATTGAAGTTAAACCAGGATGGCGCGAAGTTGCTAATTTATGGTTAGCCATGGTAGGTAAACCAGGGTGGGGTAAAACTCCAGCAATTAAACAAATAATTGCACCTTTACAAAAATTAAATATTTTTGAGCAAAAAGATTATCAGAAAAAATACAAGGCTTACAAAGAGTTTGAACTTTTAACCAAAAAAGAAAAAGAACACTCACAAGAGGTTTTAAAGCCTGTAAACCAACAATTCATTTTAAACGATGTAACCCTTGAAGCATTGGTACAGATACACGAACAGAACCCAAAAGGCGTTGGTGTGTTTATGGATGAGTTAAACGGGTGGGCAAAGGATATGAATAAATATAGAGCTGGTTCGGATTTAGAATTTTGGTTAAGTACGTGGAGCGGTGCGCCTGTATCGTTAAACCGTAAAACGTCTGATAGTAGTTTCGTAGATAAGCCATTTATAAGCGTTTTGGGTGGTATTCAACCGAGCATATTTAACCAATTAGCAACTGGAGACAATGCCGAAAATGGTTTTATTGATAGAATACTATTGAGTTATCCGAGTATAAAGGTGGAGAATTTTAACGAAAATTACATGAATGCGGACGCCTTGCAATGGTATGAGGATTTTGTAATTAAAATGAAGCGAACTATTGATAATCATTTTATAAAACTTGATGAAAATAACAATATAAGTCCGAGTGTTGTGCCTTTGCATAATGATAGTAAAGCCGAATTTAAGCGAATACACGACAAAATAACGGAAATGCAAAACAGTGATAGTGTAACGGAATATTTAAAGTCAATGTTACCTAAACAAAAATCGTACGTGCCAAGATTTGCACTTTTATTAAATACTTTATGGAGCTTTTTCGATGATGATTTTAAAGTCGATTGTATAAATAAAAAAGCCATGGTTTACGCTGAAAAAGTAAGCGACTATTTTATAACAATGGCTAAAAATGTTAAAATTGAAAGTGCAGAAACAAACGAGTTAAAAACACAAATTAAGGATAAAAAAACAGTGTTTGAAAAGTTTGTAGAAATACATAAAAATAACCCTGAATTTAACCGCAGTAAAGTAGCTGAATTGTTGGGAATTAGTAGAACAATGGTACATAAATATTTAAAACAAATCGAAAATGAAACAAAGTAATGATATTGTAGAATTAACTAAAATGAATTTAGAAACTAATAGCAAAAAAGATTTAACAAAAGATGAAATGTATCTTTTTAAATATTATTGGCAAACGCATAAAAAACTTTTATTAAAATGTGATTTGATACCGTTATCGATTAGGTTAAATGTTAGTGTAATGAATGAAACTATTTATTTTATTTTTAGTTAACATGTTAAAATTAAGAGATTATCAAGAAGAGTATATCCAGGAATTAAGAACTCAAATATCACAAGGTAAAAATCGTCTTATTTTATGCGCCCCTACTGGGGCGGGTAAGACGGTTATGTTTAGCTTTATGGTTAGCGAACACTTAAAAAGAGGTGGAAAAGCTATAATTTTTACGCATAGATTTGAACTTTTAAAACAAGCTTCTGGAGCGTTTAATAAGTTAGGTTTAAAGGCTAATTTGATAAGTGGAAAAACAAAAACAGATTTTAAAGCTCCTTTACACGTTTCAATGGTAGAAACTTTTAACCGTAGAAAAATAGAATTAACAAATTTACTGCAAGAAAAAACACTTATAATTTTTGATGAAGCACATCTTTTAAATTTTGAAAAAATAATGCCTTTAATTAACGATAGTTCAATAGTTATAGGAGCAACTGCAACACCTTACAGAAAACAGAAAGAAGCGCAGTTAAAAGATTTTTATCATGCAATAGTACACAAAGCAGATACGCCCGATTTAATTAATAAAAACCAATTAACACAAGCTAAAAGTTATGGAATACCAATAGATTTAAAAGGACTTAAAAAAACAGCAACAGACTACGATACTTCGAGTTATTATAGCGAAAATAAAACTTACCAAGGAGTTGTAAAAAATTGGGAGCGTATTGCAAAAAATACAAAAACAATTCTGTTTGCTTCAAATGTAAGTAACAGTGTAGAGGTTTGTAGTGAATTTTTAAAAAAAGGTTACAATGCTAAACACGTGGACGGAACAATGGGGAAAAGTGAACGCAAAAATATATTTGATTGGTTTAATAATACACCCGACGCAATACTTTGTAACTGCGGAATAGCTACGACGGGATTTGACCAACACGATATTTTAACTGTTATCTTGTATCGTGCAACAGTTAGTTTACCTTTATTTCTTCAAATGGTTGGACGCGGTTCAAGATTGAGCGATAATAAAACGCACTTTAATATTTTAGATTTTGGAAATAATATTTCAAGGTTTGGTTTTTGGGAGGAGCGCAGAGAATGGAAGTTAGAATATTTAAAAAAAGATAAGGAAAGCGTAATGCCAACAAAAGAGTGTCCAGGTTGCGGTTATATTATGCGTTTAAATGCAGTTGAATGTGTCGAATGTGGGCATGAATTTAAAAACGTAAAAGTTAAAAAAGAAATAGAGTTAAAAAGATTAGAACGTCCAACATGGAAAGGTAAATTTATAAAAGAGTTAACCGTTGATGAATTAATACAGATTGAGGAAATGAAGAAATTTAAAGCGTCTTTTGTTTGGCGAATATTAAGGTCAAAAGGTATAGAGAGCCTTAGAACTTACCAACAAAAAAAGGGATATAAACCTTTTTGGCTACAATCACAAATACAAAAAATTCAGGATAATAGCGTGACAAATTTTATAGTTAAATAATGAAAAAAACAGAAGCCAAAATACAGCAAGAAATTTTTAACTGGTTTAACAATAATTATTGCTTAAAAAATCATAAACCCCGATGTTATATTTTCAGCGTACCAAACGAAACAAAAACAGCAATAGAGGCGATGTACAAAAAAAGTATGGGTATGCGGTCGGGCGTTTCAGATTTGATCGTGCTACTACCTAACCGATGTTTATTCGTTGAGGTAAAGACTGATATAGGAAGACAAAGCGACAAACAAAAAGAATTTGAGCAAATAGTTAAAAATTTAGGCTTTGAATATCAATTAGTTAGAAGTTTAAACGACTTTTTAACGTTCATTAACGTGTATATAAATTAAATTTATGTATATTTGCATAAACAATTAAACATTTATATTATGAAAACAGAAATCGTGAAAGCAGAAGAGTATGGCTTAGAGCCTACAAAGGCAAATGAGTTAATGGGTAACTTGCCTACAATTTTAGAGGATAGAAAATCCTTTGAAGTTCAATTATCCGAAATCAAACAAATGGATATTGAAGACCCTAAAACAGCTAAATTGGCTAAAGAATTAAAGTTAAAGTTCAAAGACAATAGAACTAAAGGAATTATGATTTGGCATAAAAACGCTAAAGATTATTTCTTAAAAGGTGGGCAATTTGTTGATGCTATTAAGCGTAAAGAAATTGCAGTTAATGAGTTGGCAGAAGCTCAATTAGAAGAAATTGAGAAATACGCAGAAATTAAAGAGCAAAAGCGTTTAGATGAATTAGAAGCAAAAAGAAAACAAGAAGCCGAGCCTTTTGCCGAATTTATACCGTTTGGCGTAAACCTTAGATTATTATCTGCTGATGATTTTACTAAACTACTCGATGGTGCTAAATTACAATTAAAAGTAAAACTAGAAGCTGAAAGAATTGCAGAAGAAGAAAGAATTGCAAGAGAAAAAGCAGAAGCAGAAGCTAGAGAACAACAACGTTTAGAAAATGAACGTTTAAAAAAGGAAGCAGAGGAAAGAGAAAGACAAATAGCAGAAGAAAGAGCTAGAGTTGAAGCTGAAAGAAAGAAGCAAGAAGAACAAGCTAGGAAGGAACGTGAGTTAATGGAGGCTAAATTAAAAGAAGAACAAGAGGCTAGAGAAAAAGAAATTGCAATTGAACGTGCTAAAGCAGAAGCTGAAAAACAAAAACTTGAAGCTGAATTAAAAGCTAAAGAACAAGAAGCTAAAAGATTAGCAGAAATAGAAAACTCAAGAATTAAGGCGGAGCAAGAAGCAAAAGCTAAAGCAGAACAAGAAGCTAAAAGATTAGCAAAAGCACCTATTAAAGTGAAGTTAAACGCATGGATTGATAGTTTTAGTATTCCTGACAGGAAAGAGGTGGAAGCACAAGAAATAATAAATAAGTTTAATGCTTTTAAAAACTGGGCTAAAAAGGAAATAGAAAAAATGTAAACAATTAATTAAACAAATAAACTATGGAAAAATTAACAAAAATTCAAGCCGAGTTAAAAGCTCCAAAGGGGCAATACAACTCATTTGGCAAGTACAAGTACCGCAGTTGTGAAGATATACAAGAAGCGGTTAAGCCTTTACTAAAAAAGTACAATGTTTCGCTAACCTTAAGCGACGATTTGCAAGTAATCGGAGAGCGTTACTACATTAAAGTAACTGCTGTATTAGTTTGTAACGAAACAAAAGAAAGTGTGTCGGTTACATCTTTTGCTAGGGAGGAAGAAAACAAGAAAGGAATGGACGGTTCACAGGTTACAGGAGCTTCTTCAAGTTACGCAAGAAAATACGCTCTAAACGGTTTATTTCTAATTGATGATACAAAGGATAGCGACGCAACTAATAACGGCTTAGAAGAGCCAAAAAAGTTACCCAAACTAGAAGAAGCAAGATTTGTAAAGGCTTTAGAAAATATCAAAAACGGAAGCTATACAGTTGAGAAATTAAAGGCTAGTTTTGAATTAACAGAAGAACAATTAAAACGTTTGTAGTATGGAAAATTTAACAGTAAGATGCTCCGAGTTGTCCAAGTTAATGACAAAGGGACGCTCCAAAAATGAGCCATTAGGCGAAACAACTAAGAGTTATTTAATGCAAAAGGCAAAAGAAGACTTTTACGGTATTTTTGTAAACGTTTCGACTAAATACATGGACAAAGGTATAATGAACGAAAATAAGGCTATAAAAATGCTAAATAACGTATATTTTACCGACTACTTTAAAAACGATGTGCGTAAAACCAACGAATGGTTAACTGGCGAGTGTGACATTTTAGCACCTGATAAGATTATCGATATTAAGTGCAGCTGGTCCTTTGATACGTTCCCAGCATTTCAAGAAGAAGCTGAGAAAAGTGTTAAACAAAGTGGCTACGACTGGCAGATGCGCGGTTACATGATGTTGTTTGACCGCCCGAAAGCTGAGGTTACTTACTGCTTGACTTCAACACCTGAGGAACTATTAAGCAAGTTTGATGATGTTGCACTGCATAAGGTGGACCACATAAACCCAGCATTAAGGGTAACGAGTGTTACAATCGAACGAGATTTGGAAATAGAACAGCAAA